GTGCTGGGGGAGACGGTGGCACATTGGAAAGGCCGCGTGGTCGGTGCCGAGGTCGAGGGCGTCCGAATCCTTCTGAACTGCGAGTCCGTATTCAGCACGCTCCGCCGGGCAGGTGTCCGCGCAAAGTACCAGCGCCTCTGCCGCCATGCGCTCTACGGGCGCGGCTGTGCGCTCGATATCGGGTTCCACTGGCAGACCGGAACCGTGACGACCGCCTCGGGCAATGCCCTGACAATCCCAGAGGCAGCTGGCCAACCCGATGGCTGGTTTCGCGGCGGGGTGCTGAGGTTCGGCGCCCAGCTCGGCTTCATCACCGGTCATGTCGGAACGACCCTAATCCTGTCCCGACCGATGCCCGAGGTTGCAGCGGCGCTGGCCACACCCGAAGTCGATCCCGAGACCGGTGATCCGCTCCCCGTCGTCGTGGACATTGCCCCAGGCTGTGATCTGCGCGCGACCACCTGTGCAGCCAAGTTCGGCAACCTCGCGAACTTCGGCGGCTTCCCCGAGATCCCAGGCCGCAACCCCTTCGGCGGCAGTTCCATCGTCTGAGCATCCATCATGGTCTGGACCTTCATCGCGCGGCTCGTTCTCGGGCTCGTGCTTTCGGCGATTTCCTATGCGCTGAGCCCGCGGCCCAAGGTCGAGAAGCCACAGGCTGCGGGACTCGATGATTTCACGCTGCCCACGGCCGAGGAAGGGCGTCCGATCCCGGTCGTTTTCGGCACCGTGCTCATCACCGGCCCGAATGTCGTCTGGGCCGGGGACCTGAAGGTCGATCCCATTCAGAAGAAAGGCGGCAAGAAGTGACCCGCGTGACGATCCAGGACCTGCGTGCAGCACGCTACTGCCTCGCGGGCGTGCGGCCATGGTTTCGGCGGCATGGGCTGGACTGGCAGGCGTTTCTCGACGGCGGCATCGACGTCGAGACGCTCCGCGCCACGGGCGACGCCTTGGTGGAACCGGTGATCCTGCAGGCTGAAGCGCGCGAGGCAGGACAAGGAACATCGAACGCGGAGGCAGACGATGGGCGGTAGGAGCAAGGCCCAGACCGTAGGCTACCGCTATTCGCTGGGCGTGCATCTGGCGCTCTGTCACGGGCCGGTCGACGCCATCCGCGAGATCCTCGTCGACCGTCGCACCGCTTGGTCCGTGACGACCGGCGGCGGCTCTATGGGAGGTGGCGGCGCGGCAGTCGAGACCCGCATCGGCACCGTCGCAGGGATGGCCGCCACCGCGGCACTGGCGGGCGATAGTGGCGCGACCATCAGCTTCCCTGGCACCCGCTCGGGCGTGCGGATCGGGCGTGACTACCGCCTCGCCCTCGCCAACGGGTCGAGCCAGACCATCACCCTGCAGGCCGTCACCTTCGATGCCGCGACCAACATCACGCGCTGGATCGTGCTACCCGAGGCGCTGAGCTTTGCCGTCCAGACCGTCGAGGTCTTCGAGGCCACGACCGGCGCCAGCAATACCGGCGCGGGTGGCGGCCGCATCCGAATTGACAAGCCTGACCTCTTCGGCGGTGAGAGCCGTGAAGGCGGCATCCGCGGCGATGTCGATGTGCTGATGGGTGGACCAGGCCAAGGGCCGAACGACTATCTGGCCGCCCGCATGGGCGGGGACGTTCCCGCCTATCGCGGCCTCTGCAGCCTCGTGCTGCGGCAGGTCTATCTCGGTATCAATCCCTACCTGAAGCCATGGGCCGTGCGGGTTACCCGCGTGCTGACCGGCGAGGCCGGGGTGGCGCAATGGTATCCTGAGAAGGCGGCCATCGTTCCAGAGGCCAATATCTCGGATGCGGCGATCTACATCGCCCTCGACGTTTCGGGCTCCATGTCGGGCACCCGCATGTCGGCCCAGAAGGCAGGTGTTGCAGCCCTGATCCGCGAGATCGCCGCTGGTGTGGATCCTGACCAGCCGAACGATATCCGCATCGTCCTCTGGAACGCGGCAGTCGCCGGATCGATCGAGCGGCGCAACACGGGCTCGGACGACTATGCCGCGCTCGAGGCCTGGATGCTCGGGCTCTCGAACTTCACCAATGGCGGCACGAGCTTCAACGCGGCCTTCACGGAAGCCAGTGCCTTCTTCGCGGGAGGCGGGTCGAAGCGCCGGATCGTCATCTTCGTGACCGATGGTGAACCAGCGCCGGTGTCGTCGGTCGATGCGGCGCTCGCGATCATCCGCACCTTGCCGCCCACCGACATCTTCGGCTTCAACATCGCTCTGGCCGACACCTCCTACACCGCGCGCATCGACAACACGCCCGTCGATGGGGTACCGGTGATCCCGCCCGGGAACCCGCAGGCGCTGGTTGCCTCCCTGCGCGGCGCCTTTGGCAACGGCCCGGACATGAACCCGGCCCACATCATCCGCGAATGTCTGACCAACCGGGACTGGGGTCTGGGATATTCCTCGGTCGAGATCGGGGCGAGTTTCACCGCCGCTGCGGATGCGCTCTATACCGAGGGCTTCGGCCTCTCGCTGATCTGGCAGCAGGACTCCTCCATCGAGGAGTTCATCGCGAGCGTCCTCGACCATATCGATGCCACGCTGTTCATCGACAGGCGCACCGGGCTCTGGGAGTTGAAGCTGATCCGGGCGGATTACACCGCCGCCACGCTACCACTCTTCGATGAGACCAATGTCGTGGACTGGGGCCGCCTCGGGCGACGTTCGCCCTCCGATCTGGTGAACAGCGTTACCGTCCGCTTTACCGATGCCTGGGCCGACGACACTGGCGCGGTTTCGGTCACCGACACTGCCCGCGTCCAGGCCATGGGCGAGGTGCTGGCCACCACGCTCGACTATCCCGGCATCCGCTATCAGGGGCTCGCCGTGCGCGTGGCCGAGCGCGACCTGCGCGCGCTGTCCGCCCCGCTCCTGACCGGCGAGATCGTCGTCAACCGAGAGGGCTCCAGCCTCGGGCCCGGCGATGTGATCCGGCTGAGTTCGACACGGCTGGGGCTGGATGACGTCGTGATGCGGATTTCCGAGATCGGCCAGGGGGACGGCCGTGACAATGGCATCCGGCTCAAGATCGCCGAGGATGTCTTCGCGCTGGGCGCCACCGCTATCGCGGGCGGTCGCATGCCGACCGGCACCGGTGTCGCCGCCCCGCCGCGGGCGCTGGCGCGTCGCATGATCGAAGAAGCCCCGTACTGGCTCCTCGTCCGAGAGCTTGGCCACAGCGAAGCCGACCGCCGCCTCACCGAGGATCCCAACGTAGGCGCGCTGGTCGCAACCGGCGAACGCCCCAGCGCCGATGCATTGGCGGCCCAGCTCTGGATCGACCCCGGCACCGGACCCACGCAGGAGGGCGTGGTCGCCTTCGCCCCGACAGCGCTGCTGGCCACGGACGTGACCGACAGCCCGGAGGCGCGCGTTATCCCGGTGACCGGCTGGCGCGACATCGGGGACGTCGAGATCGGGACGCTCGCCAGTATCGGCGGCGAGCTGATCCGTGTCGACGGGATCACGCCGACCACGATTACCGTGGGGCGCGGATGCCTCGATACCGTCCCGCGCGCGCATCCCTCGGACACGCCGGTCATCTTCTTCGACGAGGTGGCACGGATCACCGAGGACAGCTGGGCGGCTAGCGAGACACTGGCAGCCCGGCTTCTCCCAGAGACCGGGCGCGGCACGCTGGCTTTCGCCCTCGCCCCCGAGGACTCGGTGACGCTCGACCGCCGCGCCCTCCGCCCCCTGCCCCCCGGGCGTGTGCAAGGGAACGGCAGCTACGCCCCGAATGTCGATGCGCTGGTCATGGGCCCTCTCGCCCTGATCTGGACCCATCGGGACCGCCTCACCCAGACCAGCCCCGTCATCGTCGATCACACCGGGGGCTCCATCGGGCCAGAACCGGGGGTGAGCTACATCATCGAGGTGCGTTGGGTGGATCCGGACACGGGTGCCGCCATACTGCCCGCGGGCGTGGTGATCGATGCAGGGAGCGCCGCCAGCTTGTCCCTCACACCTGAAGCCATTCCTGAGCTCGGCGCCCCGGATCGCACCGCAGAGATCGAACTGGCGGTCCGGTCTCGGCGGCTGGTCGAGGGAACTTGGGTCACCGACCGCGAGGCGCGGTGGTTCCGGCTGACAGCGCCCTTCGCCGCCGGATGGGACCGAGGCTGGGGTTTCCTCTGGGGCACCTGATTCTGGAATTCACGATAACGAGCGAGGACGAGCATGCCGGAACGGATCATGCCGGGATTGGGGCTGCGCGCCTTCTACGATCCCGGCCAGCGCAACTGGGGCACCAGCCTCAGCGAAGACCTGCGCCGCCTCTCCGCCCTCGTGCAAGCGCGCGCGACCTCCCGCACCACGCCGCTGCCCACCACAGGCGGCACGGGCCAGATGCTGATCGTGCCCGCCGCGGCAGGCGCCAATGCCAATGCGCTGGCTCTCTGGGAGCAGTCGCCAGCCGGGGCTGCGGCTTGGGTCTATCTCACCCCGCAGGAAGGCTGGCAGATCTGGATCGTCGATGAGGCGCGGCATGTGCGTTTCACCGCCGGGGCATGGATCGAGGTGCCGCGCCCAGGCATCGTGCGCATCCGGACCCTGACCGCGACCAGCCACACGCTGGAAGCCGTCGATCTCGGTAGCATCATTGAGACCACCGGGTCCTCGGCTGTCACCGTTACGATCCCGGCGGAGGCCGCTGTTCCCTTCGAGACCGGTTCGCTGATCAACGTAACGCAGGTAGGCGCCGGGGTCGCGACAGTGACTGCAGCACCCGGGGTGTCGCTGAATGGGGTTGTGGGCGGTTCCGTTGCCCTCGACGGCCAATGGTCGGCGGTCGCCCTTGTGAAGCGCGGGGCGGATGCCTGGATCATCCAGGGCGCACTAGCGGGAGCCGTCGCATGAGCCTCCTGATGATGCGCGGTGCGATCCTTGCCCAAGGCGGGGATGCCGCGCCCCCGGTCGATATCGGCGCGATCTGGCAGCTCGATATCACCCGCCGTCCCGCGGGCTATACCCTGTCGAACGGTAATCAGACCGCCGTCAACACCTTGGGCGCCAGCGATTATCGCAGCTGGGTGCCGACCGCCAAGTCGATCCTGCCAACGGACGGGCGGCGCTATTGGGAAGTTCTCTGCGCCCCAGGTGCCGCCACCTTCGACGGCTATATGGGCGTCGTCGCGGCCGCGCAGCGCGAGGAGTTCAACGTCGGGCTGAACCCGATCACGCTGGGCTCGATCGGCTGGCGTGGCACCGGGGCGCTCTGGTCCTCTCCGACCGCCACGGCCGAACAACGCCTGACCGGTCTGCCGACCTTCGGCGCGAATGATGTGCTGATGTTCGTCCTCGACCCGGCCCTCGGCCGCCTTTGGATCGGCAAGAACGGGATCTGGCGCGACGATCCGGTCAGCGCGGCGGCGACCTGGACTGCGGGCGGAAGTCCCGGATTCTACCCGCAAGTCCAGGGGCGGAATCCCGGCGACGGCGGCACGATCCGCTCGTTGCCCTCCCAGTTCAGCTATCCGGTGCCCCCGGGTGTCACTGCGCTGGGCTATATCGAGCCCGATCTACGCGTCTTCGACGCCGCGGCCTTCCTCGAGATCGGCTGGGACCGCGGTCTCAGCGTCGCGGGTGCGTCCCTCTGGATCAGCCGGGGCGGCGGGCCGCATCTCACCGCCGCCGATGCTACGCTCTTCCTCGAACACGGTGGGGGTCGCGGCGCCACCTGGACCCAAGCCAACATCTACATCGAAGTGGAACTGCCATGAGTTACATCCTGCATCTCGGCCACCAGCCGACCGACGTCTCGGGCATCGCCGGGATGCTCAGTACCGTCGCTGGCGGCTTCGACGCCAACCTCGACATCAATGGTGTTCGCTTCATCGGATCGCGCACATATGCGGCCCCTTTTTCGGTCGCATTTTCGCCGCCCGTGGGCGATCTTTGGCTGGGCTTTCGCTATGTGCCACCCAACGCCGACTCCGAGAACATCACAGAGG